CGCTACCGGAGCCTTGAAGGCGACCGCAACTACTACCTGGAGAGGGCCCGCTCGGCGGCACGGCTGACCCTGCCGTACTTGATCCCCCTCAACGACGAGTACACCACCCACCAGAACGAGTCGTTCCCGTTGCCCTGGAACGGCATCGGCGCCCGGGGTGTCCACAACCTGGCCAGCCGCCTGAGCTTGGCCCTGCTGCCCCCAACCGAGACGTTCTTTCGGTTCACGATCGACGAGATCGAGATGGCGAAGAACGAGCAGCGGCTGGCTTCTGCCGGTGCCAGCCCCGAGGAACTAGGCAAGGCCAAGAGCGAGTTTGACCTGGCCCTGGCCCGGCTCGAGCGGGCGGTGCTGCGCAGCATCGAAACCTCCAACGACCGGGTGGCGGTGCACGAGATGCTCATGCACCTGCTGGTGGGCGGGAACGCGCTGCTCTACATCAGCGAGAAGGGGCTGAAGTGCTTTCACCTCAACCGCTACGTCTGCCGGCGTGATCCGATGGGCAATCCCATGGAGGTGATCACCTGCGAAGACCTCTCGGTAGAGAACCTGCCCGAGAAGGTGAGGGCCCTGCTCGATGAAGCCGATGGCGACGTGACCGGGATCGTCGAGGGCGATGACGACGACCGGCCTGAGTACGAGCGCACGGTCAAGCTCTACACCCACATTCAGTGGGAGGGCGGCAAGGTCAACTGGTATCAGGAAGTCAAGGGCCGCGAGATCCCAGGGAGCAAAGCCACTGCCAATGCCTCGGAGTCCGCATGGCTCCCGCTCAGGATGTATCGCATCGATGGGCATGACTACTCTCCTGGCTACGTGGAGGCGGCGTGCATCGCCGACCTGCAGACTGCCGAGGCCCTGAGCCAGGCCATTGCCGAGGGCGCCCTGGTCAGCGCCCAGGTGAAGCACTTGGTGAAGCCCAGCGGCATCGCCAACCCGAAGAAGTTGGCCGAGGCCCCTAATGGCGCCTACCTGCCAGGCAACCCTGACGACGTGTTCACCATCCAGGTGAACAAAGCACAGGACCTGAGCGTGGCGATGCAGGGCCTGGCCCGCATTGAGGCCCGCCTCAGCCAGGCTTTCATGCTTGCCGACGTGCGGGACAGCGAGCGCACAACCGCCGAAGAGGTCCGGCTGCAGGCCCTGCAGATCGAGAACAGCCTGGGCTCGATCTACGCCATCCTCACCACCGAGTTCCAGCAGCCCTATGTGGCGCGGAAGCTGGCGATCCTGACCCGCAAGGGCAAGCTCCCCACGCTGCCGGAGAACCTGGTCAAGCCAGTGGTCAGCGTGGGCTTGGCAGCCGTGGGCCGGGGCAACGATCTGGAGAAGACCGCCCGGTTCATGACGATCCTCCAGCAGACGCTGGGGCCCGAGGGCATCGCCACCTACGTGCTGCCGTCCGAGCTGATCCGCCGCCTGGCCGGCGCCATGGGCATGGACATCATCGGCCTAGTCAAGACCGATGAGCAGCTGGCCCAGGAGCAGCAGGCCCAGCAACAGATGGCGATGGCCCAGCAAGCGATGGCAGCCGGCATGGCCGACCCGCAGAAGCTGGCCAATGCCGCCGCCACAGCGCAGGAAATGGGCTCCATGCCAACCGACGCACCACCCACTGAGCAACCCGCATGACCACCACCACCGACACCGCTGATCTCAAGGCCCTGCTGGGCCCCGGCCAAGAGGATGTTTTTGACCAGTTCCTCGAGGAGGTCGGCCAACAGGAAGCCGAGATTGCCGCGGCCGAGCAGGGCCAGGCTGATGACGGCGAGCAGCTGTTGGCCGGCAAGTTCCAGAGCACCGAGGAGCTGGAGAAGGCCTACCTCGAGGCACAGAAGCTGATCAGCAGCCGCGGCCAGCAGCCGGCCCCCGAGGTCTTGGCCGGCCCAACGCCTGAGCAGTACACCCCCGAGCTGGGCAAGCAGCTCTACGGCGACACGGTGGCGACCGCCATCGAGGCAGCAGCAATCAGCCCGCTGGAGATGGCCCAAAAGGTCTATGCCGGCCAGGACGTGAGCAGCTATGTCGATGCCCTGGTGGAGAAGGGAGGGCTGCCCCGCGAGGTGGTGGACACCTACCTCCAGGGCGTGAAGCCAGCCCCTGCAGCTGCGTCCGAAAGTTCAAGCGCGTCCCTATCCGATTCGGACGTGTCCGAACTGAAGGCCCTGGTGGGAGGCGAGCAAGAGTTCCAGCAGCTCAGCCAGTGGGCCGTCGCCAACCTCAGCGCCGAGGACCTGGCGGACTACAACGCGGCGGTGGACAGCGGCAACAAGGCGGTGGCCCGCTTCGCCCTCAAGCAGCTGCAGGTGCGGGCCACTAGTCAGCGCCAGGGTGGCGAGCCAGAGCTGATCGGCGGCGGCAAGCCGGCGATGGCCGATGTATTTGAGAGCGATCAGCAGGCGATCGAGGCGATGCGCAAGACCAACGGCAAGGGCCAGCGCCTCTACAACGTCGATCCGAAGTATCGAGCCTGGTATGAGAAAACCTTGCAGCGCTCAAATGTGTTTCAGTAGCATCCGGGTATGAGTTGTTCTGCATAGGTGCAACTGTCCGGGCCTCCCTAGGGAGATACCCCGTGATGGCCAAGCTGGCGTGTAGGAGCTCGCAACCCCCAATAGGCCAATGGCCAACGTCTCTCTCGACCGTCTCGGTCAAGTCAAAGGAACCGGTGCAGTAGACGCCCTGTTCCTCAAGCTCGGCATGTCCGAGCTGCTCGATGCCTTTGATCGCACCTGCGTGTTCAAGGGCAAGATCAAAGAGCGCAACATCAAAGGCGGCAAATCTGCTGCCTTCCAGGTGAGCGGCCGCGCCGATGCGGCTTATCACGTTCCAGGCCAGCCGATCCTCGGGGCCACCAACAGCCCCGGCGACCGCAACGAGCAGATCATCAACCTCGATGGCCTGCTGATTGCCGACCAGGTGATCTACGACCTGGACGAGCTGATGAATTACGTCGATGTCCGCCAGGACGTGACGCACCAGCTCGGCGAGGCCCTGGCCCGGGAGTGGGACAAGCGAGCTGCCCGCGTGCTGTACGCCGCAGCCAAGTCCGTCACCGAGCCTCTGAGCAAGGCCGGCAACGCCGGTCGCATCGGCCAGAGCCAGACCCTCTCGGCTGGCTATGCCGCGGCCACCAACAACGCCAAGGGCGATGAGCTGGTTTCCAAGATCAGCGCCCTGAAGGTGGCGATGCAGAAGAAGGATGTCCCCACCGACAACCTGCTCTGCGTCGTCGGCCCCGATGAGTACGACTTCCTGCTGGATTCGACCCGCAGTATCAACGCCGACTTCAACGGCGCAAGCGGCGAGAACGGCTCGTTCGCCAGCGGTCGCATCCTGCGGGTGAAGGGCATCCCGGTGGTCATGTCCAACCATGTCACCCAGGCCGCGTACACCAACGGCACCTACGACAAGAACACTGCCTATCAGCAGGACCTGTCGAAGAACAAGGCCATCGTGTTCCACCGCGATGCCATTGGTGCGCTGACGCTGCGCAGTCCTGGCTTGCAGGTAACTCCTGCTGGCGGCGACTTCAACATCATGTACCAAGCCACCCTGATGGTTGCCCGCATGGCGATCGGCATGGGCGTGCTGCGTGCTGAGTGCGCTGGCGTGGTCGAGCTCCCCTAGGCTTGAATCGGCGAGGACCCTCGAGCCCCCTGCGCAGCGACAGGGGGCTTTTTTGTGCCCACCGATAGCATGAGTGCTGCACCTGTGGAGTGCTCATGGGCCTCGCCAATCAGGCACTGACCCCAGGGCGAACAACCCTGCTGGAGGCAGTGAACATCTGCCTGCAGAACATCGGCGAGCAGCCGGTGAACAGCCTTGAGAATCAGCAGATCGTCGAGGCGACGATGGCTGAGCGCACCATCCTTGAGTTCCACAAGGAAGGCCAGACCCGCGGCTGGAGTTGGAACACCGAGCTGTCCTACGAGTTCGCCAAGGACAGCACCACCAACCAGATCGTGGTGCCGGCCAACGTGGTGAGTTGGGCGACCGATCCTTACCAGTGGGACGGCCGCTTCCAGTTGCGGGGCCAGCGCGTCTACGACCTTGAGAAGCGCACCTACACCCTGGGGGCTGACATCCCGTCTGTGAAGGCGGATGTGGTGTGGCTGCTGGCTTGGGACGAGTGCCCAGAGGCGTTCAACCGGTGGGCAACTATCCGTTCGGCCCGGGTCTTCAGCGACCGGGTGCTGAGCAGCGACTCGATCTTCAAGTACACCGCACTCGACGAGCAGTCCGCCCTGGTGGAGCTGCAGCGGGTGGAGCTCGAGCAGGCCCAGGCCAACAGCCTGAGCGGCGGCCCGGGTCTCAGGCCAATGCCCACCTACTCGCCGGGCCTGGGGCTGCTGGGCCGGAACCGGGGGTATCTGCGTGGCTAATCTCGTCAGCTACACCATCCCCAACCTGATCCAGGGGATCTCACAGCAGCCGGACGCGCAGCGGGATCCGAGCCAGGGGGAGATCCAGATCAATGCGATGAGCTCGCTGGTGGAAGGGCTGCGCAAACGCGAGTCCACGCATGTGGTCGCCAAGGTCAGCACCAGCAGCTTTGGCGATGTCTACTTCCACCAGATCCTCAGGGACTCAGGGGAGAAGTACCTGGTGGTGATCGGCAAGACCGCCATCAAGGTGTTTGACCTCGAGGGCAACGAGAAGACGGTCAACGCGCCCTATGGCTACGGCTACCT